TTGAGGGTGATTTTTGCTGTCGAAATAGGATCGATGAAATTCGTGGGTGTGTTGTTGGATGAAGGCCAAGCGACGCTCACACCAGTCTTGATATAGTCGGTTGTGTATCCGTAGTTGTAGCGCTGGTTATAGTAGCTTCCATCGGGCTGACCCGCCGTCTGGACGTTCGAGCTCGTGACCGACTCATACGAACGACTCCGGAAGAACCAGAATATGCTCTGCACGGGGAAGCTTGCAGAGAGCTGGATGCTCGTCTGGTTGACGGTCGCTTGGACGATCTGCGCCGTGCTGGCCGAGAAGATGCCAGAAACGCCACTGGCTCCAAAGGCCACGGGCGTCTCCTTTTTCACGCGGTTTACTATGTACCGTAGGGGTGTGTTCTGGTAGTAGAGCTTTTCGGCATTATCTAGAAGGATTTCCTCCGTCAAAAGGGCCGGGTTCGTAAAATCGAATGTCGATGCGCTGTTCGACCACCAGGCGCTTGGGTGGAAGGTGAACCGAATGTAGAGCTTCTGGTTCCACATGGCGCATATAGGGAAATAGGGCTTGCGAAGACGCTCGCGTCCTTTATTTGCATGGGAGTGCCGACGGCAAAAGAAGAACTCGAGTGGGCAAACGACGCTGACGTTGGATGTGGCTGTGATATTCGAGTTGTATCCGCCGACCATATTGTACATGCCAAGTTGCTCATCCGCGTCCAGAAACTCCTGGTCCCGGATAATGTACCAGTCGTCATAGAGCGTCTCGACGACCGTCTCATTCACCATGAAATCCACCTGCTTGATGAGAGCCCGGCCGATGTTTTCATTCAATCCAAAATTTGTAGCTGGAATTGTGCAAGTGAAGTACATGTTCGAAATGAGATGACCCACCTCTGTTGGCAAGATCTCGATAGTATATGTCCGGCCTTGGTAGGATGGATTTCCAGGTGGAAAAGGAGTGACTCGTTGATACATAACAAAGTTGGTGTGCTGCTTGAACGTGTTGCGAAACGTCGACTTTTCTGGATCTTCCGACAGCAGGTATTTGTCTTGGGGTCCCGTGGCGTACAGGGAGAGCACGGATCCCGTACTGAATCCCTTGCCTTTAATGTCCAGAAACGGGTCGTATTGGGGTTCGTCATCTTTGATCTCAGTGGACAGGTCCCGGAGCGGCACGTAGGTTTTGCCGCCCATCACCCGTGGGTTGATCTCGACGGGTTTGCGCTGCGCAAGGTTGCTCGTGTAAAAGCGAGCCGCCACAAAATCCATGGAGTATTTGGGTTCCACGGCCATCGTGGGCGAGCCCCGAAGGAATATGGGCGCCGCTGTATTTTCGGGGATCGCACCGTCATTTTGCTCGAGCATCAACGTCTGTCCGTCATAGGACACAATCTTGCATGGGCCGACGGTCGGCAATCCCACTATGTACCACCCAACGGTCAGCCCCTCGGGTGGCGGCGCCGTCAGGATAACCTTGGGGACGTGGAGATCCACTGTAAAGTTGCCGTATATGGGGCCCGAGCGCTGCGCCGTCGCCCCGGGAACCTGATCAGGTGGATAAAGCTGCGCACCTATAGCGTGACGCGTCTCTTCTATAAACTGCTCGGTGTCAGACTGGAGTGTGAATTTCCAGTTGTAAATTTCACTCGTGCGTGACGTGACCGGTTCGCTTCCAGGTGTGTTGCTCGCCCCCGTGACGTGGATGTTTCCCACAATTCCATAAAACCCGGTACCGGTCCAGCCGGGTCCCACTGCAAAGCCTGGCCATGGCGTGGTCACGAAGAACGTCACTTCGGTATCTCCAGTCACCTTGAAAAATCCATTCACCTCCACGGGTTGATAGACGGCGATGGGGGCGGCGGGGGTCGCCGCGGCATTAGGAGACGGCGGCGGGTTCAGCGTAGACTCGACTTGCGATTGGACCGCCCGGGTCTGTGCAAAGACCTTGCTTCCACCAAGCAGAGGGATGATTTTGTTTTGGACCATTCGCTCGAGTTCTAGGACGTGGGACTTGTTGAGGGCGTCGATGACTTTGGGTTGCACGTAACGTTCGAGTTTTATTACATCAGATTCATTGACGGCCTCCTTTAGGGCCGCGGGCGTGAAAGTCGCCATCTCTACACTTCGCTCAGATTATTCTTCCACAACTGCACCACACTCATCGCCTTCAGTGCATTGCGGTCGCTGGTGCGCTTTTCGATCAGGGCCACGAGCTTGTCCACCTCCTCCTTCGTGTACTGGTACGTCTTGATGTCGAGCAGCTTTGACCAAATTTCATCCTTGAATTGAACCGTCTTGAGTTGGGCCTGGATCTGGGCCAGGGGCGTGTTCATCACCTTGATGGTTCCGTTGATCACACCCCGTATGAACCTAGCCTTTTCAGATAGCCACTCAATTTCCGTTTCAAATTCTTTGAGGAGCCACGCCTTGCGCTTCTTGTAGATGTCGATGCGAACCTCTAGGTAGTCCAAGAGGATCTCCTCGGGGCTCCCGTACTTCTTGACAGACCCGTTCGGGGAAATCAGGTGCATATTTGAGGTGTGGATAGTCTTGGTCATACCGAGCTCCCGGAGAGGGTTTTCCAAACCGTCGGCTCCCCAGATGCGAAAGTCGGGTGTGGTCTCCGTCGAGTGATTCTCAAACTTTTGGATGGTTCCCTTTTCTAGGAGTGCATCAAGATGCTCTTTGAAATCTTGAATCCACTGACCAGGTGGGAGCTCGGTCACGTGGAGCTGAGACCCCTCTTTGGCGACTACGCCCTCCAGAACCCACGTGTGATCCTTGGTCTTGGTCGTCCGGCCTTTGAACCCCTTGAAGTGCGGCACCATCGGCACCATCGCCACCTGATCCAGGGCGCACATGATGTTGTGCTTGATGATCTCAATGTCGTACGGTGGCACGTAGCAACTGAAGCCGGTACCGATACCCTCTGCGCCATTCACGAGCACCATCGGCACCACCGGTGCGTAAAACTCGGGCTCGACCGTCTGCCCGTCATCCACAATGTACTTGAGCACCGGCGAGTCCGTCGGGTCGAAGATCTTCTTGGTCGTGGGGTTCAGTCGTGTGAAGATGTAACGAGAGCTGGCCGCATCCTTGCCGCCCGCAAGGCGCGTGCCAAACTGCCCCGAGGGCTCGAGAAGGTTCAGGTTGTTTGCGCCGACGAAATTTTGAGCCAAATTCACAATTGTGCCCTGGAGGCTGGCCTCGCCGTGGTGATAGGCCGTCTGCTCTGCCACGTAGCCGCCGAGCTGCGCCACCTTCATGTCGCTCACGAGGTTCTTCTTGAGGCATGCGAATATCACCTTGCGCTGGGACGGTTTGAGGCCATCGACAACGTGGGGAATCGATCGCTTGATGTCCTCGGCGCTAAAGTTGGCCAGGTCGCGATGCACAAAATCCGTGACGGGCAGGGCCGAAAGGTGCCCATATGGAATTCCAGGGGGGGGCGAGGCCATGTGTGCTGTGAGCCACCCCTTGCGGTCGTCCGCCTGAGCCTTGGCGAACGCCAGGTTCATCGACTCATTCATTTTAGGATCGGCGCCAAAGGCGACCGTCAGCCGCTCAATTTGCTTGAAATACTCACGGGCCTCTGTGGAGGTTGAGGTACCCAGACCCTTGTAGTACTTCACCGGACCGCCTGCGGTCCGTGGGCCGGAGGCCCCTCCTGTGAGGGCTTCGCCAACGCCAGTCGCAAGCGACTGGCGGTATTCCTCCTCCGTAAAGTACCACACCTTTCCCGCCTTGATGACCGGCGTGACCATTGAAACCACAAACCCCAGCTCGATCAGCTTGGGCCAGTACACATGGAACATGTTGAGGACCAGACCCTTGATGTGGCTCCCGTCCAGATCAGCATCCGTCATGATCATCAGTCGGCCGTAGCGTAATTCTCTCAATGAATTATAGACCTTGCCATGCTGAAGCCCGAGGATCTTTTTGAGGCTGGAAAATTCCTCATTATCAGTAACCTGTTTTACCGATGCATCCCGAACATTGCGCGGCTTGCCCCGGAGTGGAAACACGCCGAAAGCATTGCGGCCTACAACGCTCAACCCGGCAATGGCCAGGGCCTTCGCCGAGTCACCCTCTGTAATAATAAGGGTGCACTCATGAGACCTATGCGTACCGGCCCAGTTGGCGTCATCGAGCTTAGGAATGCCCGTAATGCGCGACTTTTTGGACCCATCTGTCTTCTTGAGCTCTTTCTCGACCAGAGAGAGACCCTTGGACACGAGATCGTCGAGGACTCCCGTGGCGAGGACGTCCTTGATGAACTTTGGCTTGGGCTCAATGGTCTCCAGAATCTTTGAAGTGCCCTCAGCCTTGGTCTGGCTCGAGAAGGTTGGGTTGACGATCACGGCCCGCACAAACACAAAGAGGGACGCCTTGATCTGTGCAGGCTTGAGCGTCGCACATCGCTTGTCGGCCACGATCGCATCGCAGAGCACCTTGACGATCTTGTCCACATGGCTTCCTCCCTTTGTGGTCGCGATACCGTTGACCCATGAGCATTGCTGGAACCCCCCGCTCGTCGAGTGGGTCACGACAATTTCAAACGCGTCCGTGTGCATCTTGGCGATCGTCGCCGTTCCCGTGTGAGCCTGAGCATACTCACTCAAGTTATCAACCTTCATCAATTGAGTATTGAAATATACCTGAGCCTTTGAGCACCACATGGCCGTGTCCCATGTCCTCTTCTCCACAAGGACTCGGAAGTCGCCGGGGCCGCCGAACCGCTTCCAGTCGGGCAAGAAAGTGACCGACACGTACGGTATGCATTTCTCACTCGTGATTACCGGAGGGCTCACCTTGCTCATGTTGTTGGTCCAAGTCTGTTCATAGACTTTCTTCCCGTCACTAATTTTGATCTTAAATAGGGAACTGAAGACGTTGGCGAGTTTGGCGCCGTAGCCGTTACGACCACCAGTCACGCGCTGCTCCTCGTCGTTGTAATTTGAGCTGGTCAAAAGGTGGCCAAAGATGAGCTCTGGGATCCAGAGGGGCTTGCCATCGGCGCCTTTTTCGGTTTCGTGTTTCTTGAGGGGGATGCCCACGCCAGCATTGTAGACCGAGACGGTTCCGTCCTGCCCCACGGCCACCTCAATACACGTCACCTTCTTAGGGTGCAGAGAGTACTGGTCGATGGCGTTGACCAGAACCTCATCAAATATCTTCACAAGCCCCGGTGAAACAGAAAGAGTATCAAGTCTAAATAGGCCGCCCACGACCCTGACCCAGTGAGACCCTGACTCAGGTGCAAGGGATCCCACATAGGTGTCTGGTCGCTTGAGTATATGTTCAACGTGGCTGAGCCGTTCATACTGCATACCCTTTTAGGACGGCCAAGCTTTATTTTCGTATCTAAATGTAGACGATGGTAGTGTTTCTTGTACTCATCATCATGTGCCTCGCAACACTCATTTTTTTGAGGTGCAGAGGGATGCCCCTAGGGCCTCGAATGCTCCCGGACAACTTTGATTGCTACGTCATCAATATGGCCAAGAATACGGACCGTATGATCAATTTTGATATGGAATATAAGAAGTCAGATCTGGCCTCGAAGCCCTATATCCGCTTCGAGGCGATCAACGGGTACCAGTTGGGTGACGAGGTCCAGGAACTCGTATCGGCCAAAACGTGGCTCGGGCTCAATTTCCTCAAGAATGTCAAGAAGCGTGTCGGTGACGACCAGCTGACGCCAGGAATGATAGGGTGTTACATGAGTCACTATGGGGTCTGGAAGGACGTGCAAGCGTCCGGCAAGCCCTACGCAGTCATCTTCGAGGATGATGCCAAGATTTATCCTACAATTTACCAAAACCTGATAAAGTACATTGTAGAAGATGGAGGGCCGTTCCCGAATGACTGGGACGTGATTCTACTCGGTCACTGGTGCAAAAAGTGCCAGCCCGTAAATAAGTTTTATGCCAATGCCAAATATTTCTGGGGTCTCCATGGGTACATGATCAGCCAGAAGGGCTGTGCAGCCATGATGCAGTATCGCGAGCCTGATATTTCACTTCAAATTGATCACTTCATGAGCCTGTTGAGTCAAAAGGGGGTTCTCAAGGTTTTGGCGGTCCATCCATCCTACGTCGTCACCTCGAATTTTGGAACGGATTTGCAACTTGGAGTTACATCCGTATAATGGCTGGGGGTGGGAACACCTGGTCATAGAACCCGCCAAACTGCAGGACCATATTACCTATGAAAAATGCAATAAAATTGACGAGAGCCGGCCCCGCGATGGTGTGCCCATGGTTATAAGCAATCACCGCCTCTCCAAGAGCCGTCATTCCAGCCATAATGAATGATTCCTTCGCGAGGGCAAACATCCCCTGTGGGTGGGGGATGTGCGCAAAGAGCGCCAAGACGATCATGAACCCAGTGACACCAGCCATGAAAGCAGTTACTGGTTTTGTAAGCAAATTCCATTGGTATTGGGCGCGAAGAGTCAAATCTTCCGTGTCGCCGCCCGCCGCTGCATTGAAACCAGAAATCTCCCTGACGACGCCATAGACGAAGAATAAGAAAAAGGTTATAAATGCAACCGTAGGGATGCGATAGGACTGGCCTCGCATCCACGCGACGATGGAGATGGCCAAGGCTGACGTTCCCGCGACGGC